ACTTGTACCTCCAAAAAATGTACTTGTTTCAGGCATAACAACATAAAAAGCATTAACACCATTAACACTCATAGTAGTATTAAATACAGTTCCCCCCTGGTCAAGGGATTGAGTCATACTTGCTATACCATTTTTATACAATGTAACAGATGTTCCATTTTCTGGGTGTGCTGTAGTTGTAATATCTGTAATTTGAACTAAAACTTGTACTGGGTCGTTTAGATTATATACTCCATCAGGAATATAAAAGTTAAATCTTGGTGTGGCTTGTATTGTATTTACTTGTGCAGTATTACTTGTACTTTTTATGGATTGAGTATCTCCTGTAAATTTTGCTTGAATATTATAAGAAACCATATTATTCTAACTCCCATATTGTTATATCTGTTAAATAAGTAGTTTTATCTTCATTCAAAAATCTAAATATTCCTGATTTAAATAGATTGTGTTCTATAATTATTTCCCATTCTTGAGTTAAATTCTTCAAAGTATGAACTCCATCTATAACAGTTAGTTCAAATTCTGTCCATGCATTACTTATTATTGGTTGAGTATTACCTGATTGTGTATTCACCCCATTAATTATTGTATAAAATTGGCATAAACCTGCTGTTCTAATATGCCCTGTAAGATAAGCATTGTCATGATTAGTATCCCCATAATATGAAAGATAGCAAGTATTAGTGGATGTTGAATTATATCTGTATTGTTTCCATTTCATTCGGAAATTCTTATTTTCAAGGAAAATATTATTCAATTTAAACTGAGTTACACCAGTTATTCTTATACAATTATATTCACTATGCGTGGTATATGCTAATGCAGAACCTGTTTCAACAGTATATTTATCATTAGGATTTGTTCCAGTACAATCATCAGCAAAGATAGGTGGAATTGACTCTATTTGAGTAATCTCAATATTTGAAACATAATACAAACCAGTAGATTTTGTGAAATAAACAATCCCACCAACTAAATCATTCTCCACACCAGACAAGGATTCACCAGTATTAAGATTCGTAAGAGTATGGCGACCACCCACTACTCTTAACTCATAACTCACCCATTCACCATTTGTTTGAGTTATCCTGTTTGTATCTATATCAAACCATGTACCATTTTTCTGTTTCTGTAATGCAACAACAGGACTATTTGCATGATTCACAGTACACCTATTACTTGTGTCCTGCTGATTGTACCTCAATTCGAGATTATTATTAGTTGTATCGCTTGTTACACGATACAAATCATACCTCATAACAAAATTTTCAGGTAAAGTAACATTTTTTAAGTAAGCAAAACCATCATTAGTTAATTTTAATGCTCTGCGACCACCAAAAGTAACATAAGAAAGTTGAATATTACCACTTACAGTATATTTGTCCTGTGGGTTTGACCCCATCATACTATCATTAAAAATATATGTATCTGGATTTTGAACTAATAATGGATTATTTATTGAAAGTGTAGCTATACCATTATTGTCTGTAGTAGCAGAACCAAGCAAAGCACTACCATTATAAAAATTAACATTTCTACCACCAATAACCTGACCATTTCGAGCATCAGTAAGTCGTGCAGTCAAATCTCTGGTTTCAAAAAAAGTTAAACTCATATTTGGAGGGGATAATGTGAGATTAGTTGGAAGTTTCACAAAAACACTAATATTTTGACTTTTGCCCTCATAACCACTTTGCTTTAAAACACGAACATTAATAGTCCTTGCACCATGCAAATTACTTGAATATGTTGCAGTAGCTATTCCAGAACTATTTGTAGTGCTTGTTGCAAAACGATTATTATTTTCCTCAAAATAAACAGTATGATTCTGAATAGGAACTCCACTACTTGTTGTTACAGTTGCAGAAATAGTAGTAGAAGTGGGAGTTCCACCACTACTATCATCACTTGGAAAAATACTACTATTAGCTGCAGTTACTACAAGATTCAAACCCAGGATAGGGTGGTCTATAATAAATGCTGGAAATTCTGTACCAGCAACAGTAGGTGGATAATACGAATTCTCAATACCACACCCATGCAAACTAAAATCTTCTTTCTTCAAAAACTTTAAAAGGTTTCCCATACCTTTAATTTTTTTTGGTTGTAATTCTACCTTTTTCATACTCCTTGTCCTCTACGTAATTGTTTTTCAACTCTTATTTTTTCTTTATTATCGTATTTTTGGAAAATAGTATTTTCAGCTAATGCTTTTAAGATTTTATCATCTCCTAATGAGTTTTTGATTAATCTTAAGATTTCTTCTTTACTAATATTGTTTGGTAGGTTTAAGAAGTCGTGTATTATTTCTAGTTTGCCTTTGATTGTTAATTCGGCAGAACTATCATTATTATTGTTTTCTGATGAATCAGTTGATTCTTTATTTTGTTTTAAAATATTTTCAAGAATATTATTCTGTTCTTCAGCAGGATTTTTTGGTGCAGGACCAGCACTTTGACTTGGAGTCCAACCAAGGCCTTTACTGAATCCAGTTGTATCAAATTTTCGACCATTAATCATAGCCCATACATGGCCATCTTTACCCCATGATCCATGACCCATACTTCCAGATAATCCAAAGACATTAGCTAGTGCTATTAATGCACTTGCTCCATCCCAACAATTTACAGATCCAGTTTGCAATGCAGTTAACCAATGACCTGTTTTATCACTGTTATAATAATAATCGTAACCGATACGACTGAATATTGCTTCAGCAACTTTCGTGAATGATTCCATTCCACCATAATTAGCTGTTCCATCTTCAAAATCACGTACTTTAAATGCAAGACCACTATCAATACCTCCAACAAGATCTATTACAGGACCTTTAGCATTCCAATCACGACTCACGTTTTTAATATGACTTGTATTTGATGGTATTGTGTTTGACCAGCCAGCACGAAGATTTGGATCAATAATATTTAAAGCTCCAGATCGTATTAAGTCAATAACAGGAACATTACCTCCATCAGGTGCAATATGATCCAATGAATTGGGATCTACAATATTATTAATTCTTAATTGGCTTGTAGGAATATATGAACGGAGATTCTCTTTTTGTACAATAGCTCTTCCCATTGCTTGTTTAAGAACATTCATTCCACCACCACTACGACGGCTAGGAGTTGATCCTCCACCTCCAGCATGACCCCATCGACTAGGATTTTGCAACCTACCATAAAATTCACCAATAGTACTACTTAATTGATTAAAACGACTAGTAGCTTGACTTCTTATTTCACTTGCAGCATTTATAATACTATTTTTCATAGTATTCCAAGCACTAACCATACGAGTAGTGACACTTGTAGTACTATTTAGCATAGTGTTTAAACCAGCATTATTAAGGTTAACAGCATTATTCATACTATTTCGAATATAATTTACAATTTGCAGTAATGATGAACTCATATGAGTTTGCATTAATCCCATATTTGATTGTTCAGCAAGTAACATGTTAGCAAAACTAGTAGCAGTTGTAGCATCCATATTCATTAATGCGAACCCTACTTGTTCATTCATACCTCCAAATAATGTTGTAACATCAATACCCATAGTATTTAATCCTTCCATAGCCTCTTGACCTAATCCTTCAGTATCTACTTCATCAGTATTAACATTCTGCTGAATATTCATATCTTGATTTGCAATCATTTCACCAGACAATACATCTGAACCGAGATTATCAGCACCAGAAGCTCTGAAGTTATCAACAATACCTTTACCATAACCATATGCAGCTTTACCTGCATCAACAGTAGAATCAATTATACCAATGATAGTATTTTTTATCTCACCAAGAACACTTTCTTGAATAATACCTGGACTATGAATACCTAATGCATTCAATACAGCATCTTTAATATCTTTACCAAAATTCTTAGCAGCTTCTACTGCATTACTAACAGCGTCATTAATCTTTGTACCAATTTTAACAAATTCATCATAAACTTTCTGAGGTAAATTTTTCACATAATTTATTACACCATTAACAAAGTCTGATCCAGCTTGTCTTGCTTTAGCAACAAAATTTGAAGCCCATGAAGCAACACTACCCAGAACATTTAATAACCAATTATAAATTCTTCCAGGTAATTGACTTAACCATTGACCTATACCTTGTAAAAAACCTAATCCAGCTTGAATAGCCCATTGTACTAATTGAGTAACCCATTGAATAACAGTTTGAAGAATGAGATTGAAAATAGTTATGAATAATTGCAATATAAGATTCCAAATCATTGATAACATTTCAGGCAAGCTGATTTGTCCTTGCATGAATAAATCAAATATTGTTATTATTTGTTGAACATAAATCCATATTAGATTAAGTATTTGGCTAATTAACTCCCATACAGGAGCAAAAACTGTAGTTAAAAACTCACCAACAATAATTAAAATTTCTATAAATTGATTAAAACCATCAATTAATAATAAAATTAAATCAATCAATCTTTGAATATTATCTATTGCTGTACCAATTAGTAAAGAAATAATTGGTTCTAGTATTGACCATACAAAACCTAAAACATCTCCTAATGCTGAGAATGCATCAATTAGACTTCTTACAAAATCCCATTCACCATTTCCTCCTATACCTATGAAATCGTTAAACCATCCCTGTATTTGGTCAAAAGCAGGGCCTAAATAATCAACTAACGATTGCCATGCATTTCGGATAGATTCTATAGTACCTATTACTTGAGGACTATTAACAAATGATTCCCATAGTCTTCTTATACCATCAGATATAGCTTCTATCATTGAACTTACATCTGTCCACCAACCAAAAGCTTTACCAATTTCAAATATAGCTACTGCAATTAATACAGCTGCTGCAATAAATGGTAGGACTGGAGCTAAAGTAGCCCATATTGCACCTGCTAGAACTGTAAATCCTCCTGCTGCAGTTAAAGCTGACGCATTAACTCCAAATAATGGGAGAAGCATATTGATAAAACTTAATGTAGAAGCTACAATCGAAGGAATTAGTTTAACCAACATAATTGTTGAAAGTAAGGAAAAAGCTACTCCTACCCCACCAATAATAATACCTAATTGTGCCCAATCTGGAAGAGCATTCCATGCTTGTTGCATATTACTAATGAAACTTTTAATTCCATCAATAACACTAACAATCCCACTAGCAATATCAATAAATACAGGAGTTAAAGGTATAAGAACACTACTTAATAATTGTCCTCCTGCAACAGTAAGAACTTGCCATGCTTCATCTAATGTTTGAACTTGTTTAGCAGTATCAGTGAACCCCATCTCTTCTAATGTTTTATTCAAAGCTTTTAATAGACTATCTTTATCTTTTAAATCACCACTCCACCCATTTTTCATAAGGTCTTCTTGCTTGATACCAAGTTCAAGCATTCTTTTCCATTGTCCATCCATGGCATCTGAAATAGCTAATATTGCATCAGTTTGAGTACGACCTTCACGGACAAAAGCAGATGTTGTTACAGCCATTGTTTCTGCTAGGTCTGCCATGCTTTGTTTAGGTATTTTGAATTTAACACCCATTTCCAAAGCAGCTGCACCAACAGCATTCATATCAACTTTTTGGAATGTTTCTTGTAGTTTATCCATACTTCCTTTGAAAGTATTGATTTCTCCTTTGCTCATTCCTAATCTTTTACCAAATGATTGGATGTTTCCTGCTGCATTTATGCTTTCTCTTGCAGCTTGAGCCATAGAGTTGACAAGGTCATATCCTATCATCCCTGCAGTCATGCTTGCTGCGGTTCTTAGGAATCCGAATGATGAACTTGTAGTTCTAGCTGAGTTACCTATTCCTCCGACATTGGTTTGTGTATTTTTTGCAGTGTTATTGAGTAGTTTTAATGCTTGGTCTAATTCTTTTGCGTCTATAGTAGCTTTATCTAAACCTTTGCTTGAGATAGTGTTTAGTACTATGTTTAGTTGTTGAGCAATTGTTAATAGTATCAGTAATATTGCTCTTAGCATTTCTGCTGTTATTGATGTTCGCGAGAATCCCGATCCGTCAATCCTGTCTAATGCTGTGTCTGCCTGATTTGCACTCATCCGTGCACCATCAATTGTAGTGTCTAGTTGACCTGCACTAACTGTAGCTTGATTTAAGGTATAGCCATTTACACCCCCTATTGCTACATCTAATTGATTAGCACTACCTTTTGCAGAAGTCATTGCGGAATTAACTTGAGTTGTTACACCTCTAACTTGATTTAATGATTTTCCATCAATACTATCTACAGCTGCATCTACTCCTTTAGCACTATTTCGTACTTGATCCATTGAAGAATCTGCTTGTTTTGCATTATTACTTACTTGATTTAACCCATTACCATCAATACTATCTAATGCAGCATCAACTTGTTTAGCTGTGTTTCGTATACTATTCATTTCTGCTTGCATTTGTTCCATTTGTGCTTTTGCCTGATTTTCTAGTTGAATAATAAGTTTAATTATATTATTCACATTTTATTCCTCCTTTTCATTCGAATTTTATCTTTTAAAGAAGTGTTATCTGAAGAAGAATTGTTCTTAGATTCTTTTTCTTGTTTTTTCCTAACAAGAGGAATAGCTTCCATTAAAAATAGTTTTTGTTTTAAAGTTAAATCCGCTTGGTTATCTGCAAGTAGATAACCATTATCACTAAAATTAACTACTTCTATTGCAAAATATTCATTCTTTTTTACGAAAGTCTTTCATATCATTTTCAATAGTACTTAATTCATCTAGACCACTATGTTTTAAAGCACCATCAATTATCAAATCTAATGCCCCCGCTTTCAACGATTCTAAATCTTTCTTATTAAATTTTTCAGGATTATCTTCATTATCTAATACTGCGAGAGCTAATTTAATTTTAGCATCAAGTTTTTTCTTATCCATTGCAGGTAATGATGTTTTAAATGAAGTTTGATCTTCTTTGGTTAGATTTTCATTATCTTCATTATTTTTTTGATTTCCTTTCATTGTGGAAACCATATTAAAAGTTCCTATGTCTTTCATTCCAGATAAAAAAGTATTATATTCCAAATCACTGATTTCTCTTACAGCGACTTCATCATCATACATTGGTAATTCTATATTTGTTGTATTCTTTATTCCACCAAGGATTGTTTCTTTTGTTAACATAATTGTTATTCTCCATAAAAAAATAGATTATTCTATAAAAGTTGTTATATAAAACTATAAATAAAAAAATAAAAGGAATCATTTATAGTTATTTAAAAAAAATAGTTTAAAATTTTAAAATTATTATTTTCTTTTTATGATCTGTTAATGATGATAGTCTTTGTTTTACTTGCACCATCAACTAGAATATGAGTCGGTTTAAAACTTGTAATAGTACTTGTGCCAGTTAATTCAATGGAATATCTCCCATTTTCTGCTTGTAATGTTACAACACCATCATCAGTTGTATCAGCATCAATAGTATTTAATCCATCCATTAATGATACTGTGATATCTTCATCTGTGATTAAATTCCCATTAGTATCAGCAATTTTAAATGTAATATCATATTCAGGATTAGGATCACTATCAGCTATGCGACCAATTAATGCAGCTGTAAATCCTCCATAATGAGGAATATTAGAAGGTATTTTTTTTGCAAGAGTGATAATATTTAATTCATATTTCATAGGATCTGCATTAGCTGCACCTGATGGTTGATTGATAAGACATTTAGGACAGTAAATTTCAAATTTACGATTTCCATTTATAATATATAATTTTAATTCAAAGAATTCACCTGCAAGACATTGTCTTGGTCCTTCATCACTACCCCAATACATTTCAAGGTATTTTTCATCCCCATCTGCGGTTAAAGTTAAACCTATATCTCTTTTACCTGCACGAGGAGTTTTACACATAAATCTTGAACCCATTCCTCTAGCATCATCTGTATTAATATTATTTTTTAAGTCAAGAGTAATTTTGTTAGTTTTACATCTCATCTCCATCCAATCATCATCGGATTCTCTTTTCATTTGAACTTTATCAATATTAAAAAATGATAATGGTAGTTCATCAAATTCAAATTCAGATATATCTTTTAATGGTTTTTTACTATCTATTTTTGCTTTTGTTTCAGTTGATGCTGTGATGAATTCTGATTCTACTTCCAATGAAAGTGAATCAAATATTGCACCAAGTATTTCTTTTTCATATGTACCGTACCCTCCAAAGATTGTGAATGAATCAAGTATGGATGAGTTTGTTCCATATATTATATCTCCTTCTCTTTTTCCAAGTACTGCTTCGAGTAAGAAAGGTAGATTATCCATAGTTACATTACAAGAAAAACTGTTTTCTAGAACATAATATGATGCCATTCCTGTATTGTAATCTCTACTCATTATTCCTTCAAATTTTGTGAATTGTTCAGGAGGTGAAAGATCCATTTCACTAATTTCAATATCTATATGTTCTTTAGTTGAATCTATTTCTCCATATTTAGACTCTTTTTGAAGTCTTAAATATTTTAATTCTTCAAGTGTTGTTGCCATTTTATTATAACTCCATTTTATTTTATTTTATTTGCATCCAGGATTGATTATTTTGAATCGTATGGTGAAAGTTACACCTGCACTGTAAATGTTTTTTTGTTTACCTAAAGCATATGGAACCCATCCAAAATCTTTAGATTTAATATAATCCAATCCTATATCTTTAAGTCTTCTTGACTTGATGATTTTATTTTTAACTTCACTAATCAAACTAGTAGCTTTATGAATACCTTCATTAGGATTTTGATTATTTAAAACTTGAGAAGATAATATTACATCTCCTTCCCATGTTTCAGATAATCCTGTATCTTCAATACAAATCCATGGTTCTTCACAATTTGCTTCTAAAAAAGGAAATTCAGGTGTCCCTACACTCGCACCCATAATTGATAGAGTAGATATTTTTCCATCATCAACCATTTCTTCTAATACGTCAGTGAACCCATTCATTAATGTTTCATATGCTTGAATCATTTCTTCCATAATTACGTTACTCCTACTTCTTTGAGTGCTTCTTTAGCATATTTATCTAAACTATTAACTGTTTCATCAGCACCATGTTTGTAATGTTGATACCCACCGAAAGCAGCTACTTTTTTAGGTTTCATTACAAATACATCTTCACCATTATCACCAATCCAATGTAAAGCTTTTTTCTTTTTTGCTGAGAAACTATCTCTTCCTTCACTAACATAATAATCATATTTAGAAGGATTACCTCTAGATTGAACATGCCATTCATCATCACTTACAGCACGTGCTATTATCGAACCAACAAGATTACGATTTTTTTTAACTTTAGATTTAAGATAATCTTTAGTATTTTTTGTAGCAGCTTTAGCTAATTTCCCCCCAAGAGTTTTAAGAAACTTTTCAAGTTTAATTTCTAAGTTCTTCCAAGCTTCATATTCTAAAGGCATTCTTTTTTATCCCCCTATTGTGAAAACATGTATTTTGTTTTTTTTAGCATAAGGTTTCATTCTTTTTTCAATATCTTCAGTGAAAATATTATTCACTGCTTCATCAAAATCAAAGTTTTCATAATCTTTAATACCAATATCTTGTCTTACACTATGAGAACGAATAATGTTACTTGTTAATTCTATAATTATTTGTTCTACATCATCAGGTATTGATTCAGGAATTTGATATCCTTTTTTGACCCATGATGCCATAGCATCATAATAATCTTCAATATACTTATCTAATTCTATTTCAGTACAATTGAAAAGGTCTTCAGTATTTTTTAAAGATCCAGAGTATCTTTTGATTTTTATAAGAGTTGATGGATCCATGAAAATTAAACTCCTATTTTTGTAAAAAAAAGTAAAAATTAATTTTTTTGTTATTCTTCAACCATAGTAATAGTTAAAGATTTATTTTCACTAGAAATAGATACAGGTGTAGTACTTACAAAGTCTTCATATCCAGTACAAGTTGCAGTGTAATTGTATGTTCCTTCTGGAACATTGTTTATTGTACTACCTCCTGCAGATCCAGTTCCACTGCTGGAATATTCATTATTGTCTGCATCGGTTAGTGTTACTATTGCACCAGTTATGGGATCAGTACCATCAGTAACAATAATAGATACATTAACTTTATTTTGTGGAACTGGAGTTATGCTTTCTTTTAAGAAAGCAAGACTAGTAGCATCACATTAAGCAAACTGAGTATCAGCATAAACAGTACTAGCAATATCTGTTTTATTAGCTCTAAGATTAAAATCATCTTCAACAATAACATTTTCCTTATTAATAAAGTACTGAAGATTTTCTTCATGAGTAAAGATAATAGGTTTTTCAGTATAACCATTTCTAAGAGTACTGAATGCAGGAACACTGATTAAAGGATTACCTTCAATGCTTAACTGATTTTTCTCTTCAATGTAAGTGATACTTTTATCAACATCTTTGTTATCAGCTATCCATCTAATACAAGCTCTTTTCAATGATTCAGGAACTAATAATTTATTTTTTCCATCTTCAATATATTTATCAGGCATTGCATCAATTATTCTTCTGATTTCTTTAATAGGATTACTATCTGTTGCAGTTAAATCTATTTCATCAATAGGATTATCCCCATCATCTTGTAATTTTTTAATAGCTCCATCCACTACTTTAAAACCAGTAGGTACACCAACTACAGAACTACTTTTATCCCCATAAATAAGAGTTCTTTCTAATGCTCTACCACATGCAGCACCAAACTGTTGAGTTAAAGTATTCATAAATCCTTTGCCCTCAATGTTTCTTCTAAGAGCTGTTCTATGAATACCAGTTAATGCTCTGAGTTCTTCACATTCATAAGATCTATCTAAAAAGATAGGATTTTGATCATCTTCTAAAACTTGAGGAACTCCATTAATTCTACCTGCTTCTAATTCAAGATTAAAGGACATTGTATCAACTACTCCTTTATCATTATCTACAGGAACCATTTTAATATTACTTAAAAAAGTTGTTGATGATTCCATTGCTTGAATAAATTTATCAAGTTTTTCAGCTTGCAATACTCCGTTATTTAATTTTCCAGAACCCACACCAATATCTACAAATTTGACTACTCCAAAATTTTGATTGGATATGATTCTATTTTTAATTTCTTTTTCAACTGTTGCCATTGACATTATTTCAACTCCTATTTTTTTGGAAGACCATTTGCTTGACGGCCTACTCTTTCTAATAAACTTTCTTCAGGTGCGGATTTTTTTACTAGGTCAGGATCTACTTCTTGACTTTCAAGTTCTTCTTCAGCTTCCTCTTCAGGTTCTTCTAAATTTTCTTTAGGTGTAGATTTAGCAACTGTTTCTGCAGCTGGTGTTTCTTCACCTTCAGGTTCTTCTTCTTGATTTTCAATTTTATTTAATCTTGTTTCTATCTTATCGATTTTTTCTAAAGCGTTATCGATTTTAGCTTCAAGAGTATCTTCTTCATTTTTTTCTTCATTTTTCTCTGGGTTTTTTTCAGGTATTCCTTCCTGTTTTACTGGAGATTCAGGAGCTGTTTTATGGACTAATCCACCAAACAATCTCTCAAAGAAACTCTCAGACATTGTTACATTATTTTTTTCATTTTCATTTTCATCATTTGTCATTGAATCCACCTCTAAATCAATATATTTTTTAACAAATTCTTCATCATCCTCATACACCTTAAAAGTAGCTAAAGGTTGACTTGGCTTATCTACTGCACTTACTGTTGCAGGTGACCAACCACGATCTTCAATATCTTTAAAAGTCATTAATCTACCTTCTTTTTTAGGAATTTTAACTCCTCTTCTCATTTCTTCAACACTTTTTTTAGGTGCTGCAGTAACACTCCAACCAGTATATTCACCATCACGAATTGCTTGTTCAATTTCAGGATCTATTATTTCACCAGTTATCATCCACGTGTTTTTAGGAAGAGTTTTTCCATCAAAAATAGATTCAGATTCTGTACGATATGATTCTAAACATTTAGCTATAGGTTGTAGAGAATGTTGTACATCTATTGTTTGACCTAACCTGTTGAATGTGAGAATAGCATATCCTATTTCTTCATCTGATAAAACTTCACCAATTATATCAGGCATTCCAGGTACACAAACTGGGCCTTTTACAATCAAAATAAATCACCACTTTTATAATATTTTTTTTATATAGCTATCGCTATGACAGGCTTTTAATAAATTATGGAAAAATTAGTGATAGCTATTTGCACATGAAAATTATGTGTTTTAAAATTTGATTGAAGAAAAATTTTTGTGTTCTTCAATATGTAGCGAGGACAATTTTCAGTAAAAACTAATTGTGTCCTTCAATAGTAGGAGTGGAAAGTTAGAAAAAAGTTATTATATATTGAACATTAAAATTGCAACTGCAAAAAATAATTTTAAAAATGTATAAAAAAAAATAGGAAAAATATTAAAAAAAGATAAAATATTTATTCTTCAGTGACCTCTTTAATCATAGGACGGAATTCAGGAAACTCATCAATAAAATTAGTTGCATCTTGATAAACTTTATCTATGTAATCTGGAATTTCTAATCTTTTTTCTTCCACTCTTTGTTTATCATATAATCTAGAATAATCTAAATTATTATTCCATTTATTAATAAGAGCATGTTTAAAATCTGGAGTTAATCCCCATAATTGAGAAGTAATTAAAGAAGGTATAGCTTTATCATAATTTAATATTGTATTAACATATTTTTTAGGCATGTTCTTAAAAAATGATGTATTCCATGTGATATATTTGTGCATAAATATTCTTTAACCTCCAAGCTATTTAATTAATTATAATATTTGTATTTAATAATATTTAAAAATTTAATTTTATTTTATAAACTCCCATAAATAATATTTTCCTTCATTTTTAATTAGTTTTAATTTAGATCCTTTAGGCAATAATACTTCCATATCTTTAGGAGTCATTGATATATCTTCCAAGTAAGGAACTTTAGTTCCTTTTTTAATTAATATATCATGAATATATTCCCCATAATCTGTTTTATTTCGTGATATACTAGTTGATAATAAACTTTCAGAAACATATATTCCTTCAATAGTTTTACTTATCATGTAATCTGTCTGTTCTCTTCTAGTAACAATGATATTTTCTTTAACCTTTTTAGCACTAGGAACAATCTTATCCGAATATTGTTTATATTCTTCAAATGTTAAACCAACATTTACAAAAGTAGGTTTTGTTTTTAATATTTTTATTAATTCTTTGTATTGTTTAGCATTATTATTCCTTAAAGCTTTATCTCCTTTACCAGTATAAATTTGTGTAGCTGAAACAATTTCTTTAGATTGTGATTTAATACTCTGTTTATTAATAATATTTTTATTATTATTACTAATATTAACATAAGTTCTATTATTATAATTAATAGTTCTTGGAAAATCTAAAGCTATATTTGTCTTAGTTTGAGGTTTGTTTGTAGTAGGAATAAGATTAGTTAAGCTATTTTTAACTTTATCTTTAGTAGTTGTTCTAGAACTATTAGAACCACTATTACTTCTAGAACTCTTTTTATAGTTATCTGGTTTAGAATCAGTATAATCTAAGTAGCAATGACAGTTAGCTACATTTTCAGCACCACCAGCTAAATCTCCTGGATACATCAGGTAAGCTTTGTAAGATCCATAAATTTCAAATGGTTCATCAATTTCAACACTATTAATAAGTTTTGCACGATGCCAAGCTCTTGATTTACCTCTGCTACGTCCATTCATCCATATTTTATAGCCATAATTCATATTTAATGCTTCTTCTAAAGCTAAAGCATTAGTATTAGTATGAATTGCATCACCAATAATTTGATTAATTTTACGATATTGAATACCAGTAGGACTAAGAATCTTCTTTTTAGTTAAACCAGCTTTTTTAATTTGCTTAGCAGTCATACCTTTAGTATTAACAGTACGACCTGTTTTATCAACATATTTAACACTATAACTATTATTTTTATTCCTAACAAATTCATTTTTTAAAACATCTTTTAATTCTGTTTTATTCATAGCTGATTTACTAGTTTCTTTGAATAATTTCTCAGTAGCTTTACGAATATCATTAGAATTATTGATTAATCTGTTACTAACAATTTCAGAATAAATTTTAGCATTACTTTGTAATATCTTTTGAATATTTTTACTTTGAGTATTATATTGATAACTTTTAGCATCATTGTATAATGTTTCTTTAACTATTTTATGAGCTTCACTACGAATATCAGTAATTTTATATTTATTTACATTACCTTCTGTTAATTGTTTAATAACATTATTATTTATTTTATCTTGCAGATTATTAATCCGAGTATTACCTTTATTTAAATGAACATTACGTTTATTATCTGATTTAATTACTAAAAATTCTTGAATAGCTTGTGCAGTATAAGCAAAATTCAACAATCCTTTATTAGTAGTATTCATAAAAAATCATTCATTTATTTTATTTTCAAGATTATTTACAACATCAGATAATTTACTCTCAGGATCAGTAGGCTTATTATCACCATAAACAACAGAATCTAAAGATTGATTATTCATGAACCTTGAATTATAAAACTCATCTGATTCATCCATACTAAAACCATAAGCACTACAAAAAGTATTAACAAACTCACCAAGAGTAGCTCCACCATTTTGAAGAATATGAATACCAGTTTTTATTTTATCTTCTTCATTATCAAAATTAGGTTGAATCATCTCAAGAATAGTATCAGCAATACCAAAACAACTACGAATAATCTTTTTAGTAACAAAACTAGCTATTCTTCTTTGACTATTTCTAATAGTAGTATTACTATAATTTTTCAATAATTCTTTTGTTCTATTACTAGCTATACCTTCACTAGTTCCAGCACCTAACCTTTCTTTTGGAATTTTATGTATTTCACGTATTCTATTTCTTACACTTTCACTCAATTCTAAAAAACTACCCTCTTTCTTTTCATCACCAATTTTAGTTACATTTACTTGAACACCATCTTTTTCAGCTGAAGGTAAAACCATACACAATGCCGTTCCAGGAGTATTACTAATTTGTTGAAATTCTTTTTCTAAATCACTTTCCCATGCATCTAAAGCATCTTCTTTATTATCTTCATCATCACCAATATCTATAGTTCCAGTAACTGTAATCATATAATTAGGAATACCATGAGCATTAAAATGACCTTTCTGATAATTAATAATAGCATTATCAGTCATAATAGCTTCTATCTCAGAAATATAAACAGGTTTACCATAAACTTTAGATTCCTCACTTTTACGATTAAACCATATCAATTCATGAGCCTGATCTTCCAAAGACAAATTATCTTCAAAATCACCAGTATATTTATTTAATTTCTTAGTATCATCCTTCTTAAAAATCTTAAAATAAATTTCATTAGTACCAATCTTCTGAACAGCTCTTTCTTTATCTTTACACATCCTCAAATACAAACTATTCACATGATTTATCCCAATTAATTTACCAGCATCCTCTTTTAATAATTCCATTCCAGAAAAACCATATGTATCAAAATCTTCTACAAAACTTTCTAATTGTTCTTCAAAATCAAAATCTTCAATTAATCCTTCAAGATCATTATCAATTTCACCATCACAAACAATTTTTTTACCTGATAAAATTGTATCTTCAGCTTTAGTACTAATACATAAATCATGAAGACCAGACATTTCTCTTAAATCCCTTAGTAAAAAAGGATCATAAACTGGTTCAATAATTGTAGAACCATACTTCAATTCGTCTTCAACAAGTTCTTGAGATCTTACTTCATATTCTTCAAGCACACTTTTTATTACCGCATCTTTTAGAAAATTACTACTTACAATTTTCATTTTATATTTCACTCCTTTTTCTTTTTCTTAATTTTGTTATAGGTATAGAAGGATACAAACCTTCAACTAATAAACTAACAGAATCTACTCTATCATCATGAGTACTTTCATCATTAGATATTAATTTTTCACTAGGAAATTTCACAGCTTGTTTGATGAAAGTTTTTAACCATTTATTTTTAACAAAAAGAATCTTCTCTTGATTAATCTTTGGAACAACACGACCAGCACGAATAGATTTATTTTTATAAACTGGAATAAATTTAGTATTATACTCTTCAAATTCAACAGTCCAATATTTTGTTAATTGTTTACCTGCCATTGCAGGTTGTTTTTCAATCCAATTAACATGATCATCATTTTGATCCATAACTCTTTTCATACTTTTTTCAAGTTTACCTGGATTCTTTTTAAAACTATCCTGCCCATTAATTACAGCTATTTTCTCTTTAAAAATAGTTGATTTACTGTAAGCAGTATAATCAGCTCTAGGTTTTTCAGTATTAGCTATATCCCAAGATAATACTTTATTAACTACATCCCATTCAGTTAACAATTCATCATATTCTTGCTTGCTAATAGAATGATCCCAAATCAAATCATAATCAAAAACATCACCAGATTTTCTTTCATAATCCCAATTACCTATCTGATACTGATAATCAGCTGGACTTAATTCTTTCAAATTTTCAAGATAAGATTCTCTTTCATCTTTAACATAAGGATTATGCCATAAATTCATTTCAAAAAAAGGAAATTCTCCTTTAACAAATTTATCATTTAAATATTGACTTCCCTCACCTTCACTAGGATTACTAATATAATACAAAGCCAAAGGAAATTTAGTTAACCCAGCTGTAGGTCTTAAACTACGATTTAAAAATCTTAAACAAATCTCAAATAATTCACTAGCCTCATCAACAATGATTTTATGATAAGCACGACTTTTAAATTTATTTTTATCCTTTTCATGAAGCATATAAGAATAAAATATTTTAGCATTATTCTTATGATTTATAAAAACCCTTTTAGATTGATTCCATTCAATATAAGGAAAAGCCTGAGTCCATTCATTAATATATTCTACTATTCCACCAGTAGCTATTACATCATCATAAGTTCTACGAACAATTAAACAACGATAATTAGGAACTTCAAAATGTTGTAATGCAAGAATAGCTCCAAGCATTGATTTACCACTCCAAGCAGAACCACCTAACAATTTTCTTTTACTTCTACTAGCTATTGCATACAACTGCCGATTATAAGGTTTAACTGGAATAAAAGGATTCTTAAAAATAGTTCTTTGAAGTAATTTCTTTTGATTATAATCTAAACTTGATTTGGAATAATTTATCCTCATAGTTGATCAACAAAATTATCATCTTCATCATTAATTTTCAACAAGTCCTCAAGTTCATCATCATCCAAAGAAACAATATTTTTACTTTCAATTTCATTCACAATATTCACTTCAGTATCCGAATGACCCAGCAATTTAGCTTTTTCACCAAACAAACCAATAAGTATTCTACCTTTCTGATAATTAGTCATATCATTAAAATCAATATTAGAAGCATCTTCAATCAAATTATCAATCTTATTAATATCTTCAACATATTCAGAAACAGCATTATCCTTTTTCTTTTGTGACTGCTCTTCATTATACATCACAATAGCTTCAGTTTTAACATTCAACTTACTATTCTTATACCTTCGGATACTACTCTCAGAAATACTCTCATTATATTCATCCTTCAAATAATTAGATACAAAACCAGCAGGTTTACCATCTAATAATAAATCATCAATTTCATCTCTATGCTTAGACCTCTCAACTTTACTAACAGGAGGCACACACATCACCACCAAATAACACAATAATTACCCCAAAATAATATTACTCATCAAAACCACCACTAAAAAAATTATCCCAAAAAAAATAGCTATTAAATTTTTTTTATTATTATATCATTTCTATTAGTTTGGTTACTAAGAATGTTATTATTCCACCTAACACTACCATTAATGCTGTGAATCCAAATTTAAAATTATTTATAGTGGTTTCTAGACTTGTTACTACTATGTTGAGTTTGTCTAGTGTTTCATCTAGTTTTTCCATTCTACAATGGGTTTCTGTTTCTACTTTTTTTATACCTTCTTGAAGTTTTTGTATATTTTTTTGTTTAGTGTCTAGTCTGTTTTCTATTAGTGAGATCCTGGTTTCTTGTTTACAGTTGTCTGTGTTTTTATGCTCCTTCATCTGTGTCATCGTCCATTTCTTCGTTTTTGTTGCAAGAATATCCACAAGTATCATTATTATTTTTTGTGAATATTGTGTTAGGATATTTTGCATCAAGTATTCCTAATATCAAAAATAGTATACTTACTATTATTGCTACAAGAGTGTTTCCTGTTGCTTCGTCAATCCCCACATATGGAGCTATTAACATTACTCCAAGTTTTATTATGGTAGTGAGATTACCACTGATATTATTTTTTAACATATTTATCGATTTATTATACTCCATTTTTTTTGATTTATATTATGAAAATTAATTAAATTTAAAAATAAAAAGGTGTCATGGAGGGAGGTTTAAACTCCCAATTGAAATTGGTAAAAAGGAAAACTAAAAACATAAAAGAATGTATTATTATAAGGAGGGAAAATCCATCAAATATATATTCTTTTTTTTATTAAAAAAAATTATTTTTATCTATATTCTTTTTTTTATTATAATATTTTTTTCCATGACATTTACGAAAAAGATTGTGAAGATAAAAAGAAAATATTTTATTTTATAAGATTATTTATAATAAAACTGGATAATATTTTATTTTTTTTTGGATGATAAATTAGGCGAAGTAAAAGCATATTAAAAATGCAACATAGTTATTCGTTAAACAGAAGAGACAAGTTATTAAATTTTTCAAGTACCAAACCACAGTTAATACAATATTTTTCATCGTGGATATGGTCATATAATAGTCGTGTTTCACGTTCACATTCAGGACATTTCCAATCATGTTGTAGTGTCTTGAATTTAGCAAAATTTGAAACCAATGTTATAAACAATCCTCCATCACTGATTAAAATATTATATTTTTTTATATCTTCAATAGTAGGAGTGGAAAGTTAGAAAAAAAATAGAATTAATACAATATAATATTTTAAAAAATTTCAAGTATACAAAAATATCTTATAGTTAAAAAAAAAGAGGAAAAAAAATAATTCTAATATAATTTTAATCTGTGTTTTTCTTTATGTATCAATACTAATTCCAATTCAAAATCAGTATTCCTTTTACAACCTAAACTACTAGAACCTAAACCTTCATTTTGAACATACATTCTCCTATATTTTCTACTATAAATTGCTTTCTGTTCCATTACCGCATATTTACTACACTCAGGACTGCAATACATTTGCCTATTATGATTTTTAATAAATTCTTTCCCACACCATTTACAACGACTCATAACAACATTCCACCCTCTACAATTAGTATTTATTGAATAGCTATTTCTTCAAACATTACAGTATCACAATTATTACATTTAAATTTCAAAACTATACCTTCTAAGTTTTCACTTCTTGATGATGTTATTCTTAATAATCCATGTTTACATCTTGGACAATTCTTAAGATCCTCACCAATCATTGTTCTTGCCCTTCTTGAAAATTTTGTAAAAACAAGAATACTTTACGAACATCTTTTTCTTTCACACCTGTTCGTTTTACAACGAATGGTATAACTATTTCTAACTCCATAGGCAACACTTCAGTATTATCATTATTAAAAAAATTCATAAAAATATCATGCCTCCTTATCCCATTTTAATCTAGATAATTCATCTTCAATCTTATACTTTTTACTTAAATCCCAACTGATACTGCGATACAATTCCACTGCTTTCTGCACATTTGTTTCAGAACAATAACCATAATCACTAAATCTTTTTTTATGAATCATTTTATCAATAATCCATCGTTTATCTTTATCTCTAAAATGATAATTTTTAGGCTTCTTTTTACAATAATTTTGTGAATGCTTTTTCACTAACCTAACACTAGATTGCACCTGACCAATCGTTAAATCTAATTTTTCTTGAATTTCTTTGTAAGTAGACCCAGTTTCATATAATTTTTTCACCTGGTCATACCTGTTATTATCACCATTAACTACTTTGAAATTCATACAAACATACCATCCTCGTCTTTTTTAGATTTTATAACACCAATTTCCCTTGTACCATCAATATAATAATAACTAATTCTTAGGTTTTCTTTTGTATAATCAATCAATAATTTAGAAATATCAATATCATTTGCACCTAAAACCTCATCAGCAAGTAGAACACATAGAGTATTAAAACACATATTTGATTTACTAAAAAATAATTTAAGATTAGGCCATGACTGCCTTTTCTGCTTAACACACAATGAAATAACTTGCTCATTTAAATCAGTATTAGATTCTAATACAAATTCTGTATTACTATCGTTTCCTATTATTTTGAAATAAGTTATTTTATATCCTTTATTTTTTTCTTCTTCTTTTTTCAGAAAATTATAAACATCCACCACATTCATATTTTCACTCGCGGTAATTCTTCTAGTTTCCCTCGTGCAAGATCATCATAACTGTATCGTCTATGCACATACTGATCACAAATACTACAACGCAAATCCAAGCACATATACTCATCACCAGATGAATGTCCAGCTGGTAATAATGCATGACCGCACTCTGGGCACACACCATACTCACGGAAACTCATTTTAAATAACTTCCTGGATTTTCATTTAACTCAGCAAGAACACTATCAACAAAAAAATGTAATAAAATAGGATCATTATCATTATCAACAAAACAATTACCTTCTTCATTATAATCAGTAGACTGTAATAGATTATCAATAAATACAAAGATCTTTGTTTTATTAAAATCATGTATATTGAAAACTTGTTTCTCAACTTTTTCATATATTCTTGTTCGGTGTTTTTGAAGTATTCCTCTTTTCTTGATAAAAGGAGTTACAAATTTAAGCTGCATCTTTTATTCCTCTTTTTTATGAAAATTTAATTAAATTAGTTCCAACAAATCAAATATTCACCAACAAAAAGGAGGTGAAAATATATGAAAATGAAACCAGTAAGCTCAAGTAATTTAAATTCTGTAGGATACGAATCAAGTTCTAAAAAATTAAGAATTGAATTCCATAGTGGGGGTCTTTATGAATATTCAGGAGTTCCATCATCAACATATGATAGTTTAATGTCTGCAAGCTCCAAAGGTAGTTATTTCCATAATAACATTAAAGACAGATACCCTACATCTAAATTAAGATAAAAAGAATCATTACTACTGATTCTTTTTTATTTTTTTTATTTCATCCCCTAATTCCTTAATTAAATTTTTATAATTTAATCTAAAATTTTCTTTATTTCGTTTATTATCAGAAGCATATAAACCATTTAAAAAATTAAATTCATGCTCTGCTTTTTCTAATATTTTTAGCAAATTATTCATTTTTGATTTCTCCATTCCAATTTTATTATATTTAAAAGTATTGGTTCAAGTGTATTACATTAAATTAAATTAAAAATTATTAATAAATAATAATAATAATAATAATAATAATAATACCCTACACTAACAATAAAAACTGTAAACAAAAATGTTTACATTCTAACGATGATATTATCAAATTCTACAAATGTATACACATGTACATTTGTATACAAATGTGGATTTTCAACAAGACCCTCGCTGAAATGTAAACAAAAATGTTTACAAATCATCTTCCAGGAGCCTCCATAAAATTAACTAAATCCATTTCAGAAGACACACAATTATCATACAACACATCAAAAGAAACATCATTTTGTTTAGCAATCATTTTAATTTGATTAACACCAACAACACCTAAACGCTCCTGAATCCTATTAATACTAACCATAGCATCATCCAAAATATTATTCTCCTTAGATTTTTTAAGTCTTTTCTCCCTGACTTTACAAAGCTTAGATTCCAACACATTCAATTCATCTTGTTTTTCACTAATCAACTTTAACAACTCCCTTTCATGATCATCTTCCAAACCAATAACCCTCTTTAATTGATCCTCAATAAATCCACTACGACCATTATCTAACTTCTTACTAGCCAACTGCCATACCTCTTCATCAATAGAAATAGTAACATTCTTTTTAACCATAACAAACCACATTTAAATATTATTTTTTTCTGATCCTAACTCCTCAAGTTCCATTTCTTTACTAATGAGATCTATCTTCAAGTTTTCAATTTCAGATTTAACATAATTTTTTTGAATCTCTAAACTTTTAGCAGACTCTTTATTAGCTTGAATAAAAAAACTAATTGCATCACTAACACTCCACCCTTGCTTATCCATCACATGTTTTTGAGATGAAGTAATACGCCCACTAACAACAACATTTTTAGGAATATTTTTAGCAACCATTATTACCAACTACCTTATCAGCAGTTTTAAACTCATCAGATTCAATTTCAGACTTTTTACAATTATTCAAATACATAATACCTTTTAAAAGGTGCTTACAGCAATAACTACTATGTTCTAAGTTAAGACCATGATAATGAAAATCATGACAATCACATTTCCAGTTTCCACCCCAACAAGACACTAAATATTTCTTTTTAGGATCTGTTTCACTAGTGAATTCTAATTCTATTAATTCTTCATCAAGATGCAAAACATTAATATTTTCATCTAATAATACTGAGGCTTTAGCTAATTGTTTCATACTAACACCTCAGGATGATCTTTAACATACTTCCTAATACCAATAGCATCCTTTTTACTAATAGCATTATTTTTTATTAATTTAGTAATTTCAATATTCAAAGAACCAATAGTTGCTTTTTTACCATTTTTAGTAATAGCTGTAATCATACTTCTTAAAAACTTAGGTTCATCAGTTTTTTTATTATTTTTAAGATTACTTGTATTGTTCTTAGAAACATTACTTTTAGGAGTATTATTATCTTTCTGTTCAGCTGAATCCACAGTACATTTCTCAGTAATATCAAACATGATTAAAAGCAAATAACGTCTAAGATACGTAGTATAAGAACCTAAAGACTGCATAATATTCATACCTTTATTCATTTCATTAATTTCAGGTATAGGTATTTCAATTTCTTTAATATTATCCACATCATCTAAATTAATAACATTACAAACAGCTTTATCCCCTATAAAACTAAACTGCACATCAACATTATACTTAACAAATAACTCATGCAAAGGTGGAATAATATCCTCTAATTCATGATAAGCAAACTTACTAAAATTATTCTTACCAGATTTAGGAATATCTTGTTGATCCAAATCAATTTTAATTTTCAAAACCTTCTCATGAATATTCAAATCAGAATAATTACTCATGCTAAATCACTATTCCAAAAAATATCCATCTGACCTACTACTATGAAAGCAAATATAAAAAGTAATAAAATAACACTAAAACCAAATAATAATATTAATTCACCCTCAAACTTTTCAGTAAATGATTTTTTAGGATACAAATCAGCATGACCATACCCTTTTCCACATATACTCCTTCCTATATCACTTAACTTACTCATAAGCAAGCCCCCCTTGAGTTATTAAACTAATGTCATTACAAGCTTTAGTTAATCTAACTAATTCTTCTTTCTTTTCAGGTGTAGCATCCCGATGATAATCAGATGCTGCTAGATACCTCTTATGTTTAAGATAACCTAATTTTATGTTTAGTTTCTGCATAGAGTTCATTTTATAATGCCCCCACAACAGACTCTAAATTTTCAAAAGTATCATCAATTAATAAATCATTATTTCTAAGAAGAGCAACTTTCGCTCCTTTATCCTGTAATCTATAAAATAAGTCTTCAGAATTTCCAGTAATTGATAATACAACACAAGTATACTTCTGAATTTTAGTAATATGGAATTGACCCATACCAAAACCTTTCATTCTTAGAGTTTTAAGAATATTATCAGATTGATCACTCATGAGATCACCTTTTCATGAGGTTGAGTAACAGAATCCATTATTTCTTGGAGTTCTTGTTCTTCTTTTCTTTTTTTTCTGTCTTTTAAATATTCAATACCTATATCGAATATCCGTTTTTCTTTTTCAGATATGATAAACCCAGATAAAGGGCTTGTCTGATTTTTAACAATCTTTTTCACACTTATCAGCTCATTTGATTTTTTTAGAAAGTATTTCAGAATTGCTGTTCTGAAAATTTCTTTCTTATATTATAGTAGATTTTTCTACTATATAAAAGTATTTATTGAGTTAAATTTAAGTAGTTAGAAGTATAATATATTAGTAATAATTGATAAATAGGAGATTATGGTAATGGTTAAAAAAGTTAAAAAACAAACCAAAGTAGGGACTGCTGGAGGCAACTCATTAAGAGTAGGAATTCCCGAAACAGTGGTTGATCTTTTACAATTAGAAAGAGGAAACCTCGTTAATTGGATTGTAAAAGTAGAATCAGATAAAATTACTGTTTGTATGGAAAAAGCAGAATAAATAAAATTTAATATTTTTTTTCTTAAATTTAAATTAAAATAGTTTATAGCTACCGCTAACTTAATAATACTCTTTATACCCTCTAGGGCCACTATACCAACATTTATATATTTTTTAAATAATATATAATAATGTGTTACACTAATACTTATCAGCTCGTTTGTTATTTATTTTTTGTAACCGTCGTGTTAGAGAAAGCGAGGAGTTGCTGCTCCTACGACCTTTCTCTTTTCACGTAAATTAAAATCAGCTACAATTATTTTTTTATTTTTAACATTATTTATAATTATTTATCTTTTATCCTTTTAAAAAAAATAATAAAAGGAAAAATATTAATTAAGCTGGAGTTAATTCCCCACCTTGAACTTTTAAATATTCTCCTTCATTAACAGTAACATACATCGTAGTTCCTTTATCAGTGGTTGCATCATTTGATATTATACTATCAAAATCCATTGAAGAATCAGAAGCTCTTTCAATATATCCACCAAACTCATCTGTTTGTGTAAATTTATATTCTCCTGCAGGAATATCTGAACCTACTTTATAAGTTCCATCAGTATATTTTTCTTGCTGAGAATTAGTTTCTACTGAATTATCCTCATTATTTGAATTAGTTTCTACTGAATTATCCTCATTATTTGAATTATTAGTAGTTTGAGTGTTTGCATCTGGGGATAATGCACCTATTATTCCAAATACTATAATTAATCCTACACAACAAACAGCAATTATTGATATTGCTTTTTTTGCTGTACTCCATTCTTTAAAATCGTCCATAAAACCCATTATATTATTCCTCCCACATAAATAAAATATTTTATTGCTTTGATAATAATACTTAATCCTAAACCTCCAAGTAAACCTGTGATTAATCTTAGTGCATTATTACTAGTACGATATCCTTTATATTGAGTTATACCATCAACATAAGCAGGAATTAATAATAATATTGCAAATAACAATAATTGAATATTATAATCAATATAATTATAATAAGCATAAACAAAGTAAATTATTAAACTAATATAAAAACCAGTACACCTACTACATACTGGAAATTGATATTTTTTAATAAAAAAACTTCTTTCAGGTTTCCTATGACAAATAAGTTTAGAATAATCCATATATTATCAATTAATATTTTTATAATGTTAAAATTATTAAATGTTCCTAATTAAATTTACTAATATTCTAATTATATTTTCAATTCTTTCAATTCTTCTTCCAGCAGTCATTTTTGTTTTCCCCATTTTTATTATTCGTGTTATGCTACCAAACCTTGTTTAAAATATTCTACTTTGAAATATTTAAAGCTTACTATCTTAGTAATTGAACAAAACAAAGAATAAAAAGAAAAATAGTAAATTTCTACATGTGTATTTTTCAAGAAACCTATATACATTGAAATAAAAAAAAGCCTAAAAAATAAATAAATCTACAATAAAAAAAAGCTAAAAATTTAATAAAAAAATAATTATGAATTTCCCAATTCAAAATCAAACCCATTAGGTGAACTTGCACCAGGAACATTATTATAATCCAAATCAGAATTTTGAGAACATAATAATTTTAAATCACCACCTACACCATTACCAGACTCAGTAATAGTAATTAAATACATTTCAGTACCATGATCAAAAATATAATACTGTCCTTCATTACCTAAATAAATTATCCCATCACTATACAATTGTTTTATAGCTTCATTATCTCTTATTAAGCTTTCACCATCAGCAACAGAATCTATTTTAGTGATATTCCCTACTATTTTCCCTTCATATTTAACATCATTCTCATCAAATTCTAAATCTAATCCATTAGTATTAATATCTTTAAAATGATTAGATGTACCTGATACTGTGTTACTTAATCCAAGTGCAAATAATAATATTATTAAAATTGGTAAAATTTTTTTCATAAAAAACATAAACTCCTATATTTCTATAACATTATATTAAAATTATTATAATACATATAATTTATGAAAAAAACTTTTAACACAAAAATTATTTAATAAAAAAAGATAAAAATATAAAACTATGAATATCAACAATGAAAAACAAGAAATATACATTGGTATAAAAAAAGCAGGGTTAAATGGAAAAACAAAAGAAGAATTCATACATAAAGAAGCTATCTCTTTTGAAGAGATAGAATACTCAGAAGTGGGTACGATTTTCAACCCCAAAAAATTTGAATATTTGCCTGGCACAGGAGTTATAACTGCTAAAATAATTAGTAAAAATGATGAAAATATTGACATTTGCTTTAGAACACATTTTTTCCGCCCTAATCCTAAAAAAAGGAAATTAGGTAAATGGGAAATTATGAACAAAGAATTGAAAAAAATTTTTATTTAA